TAGTGGTTGATGACAATGTTCGGAGTGGAAAAACGTCTGACTCGACCAGCTTTGGATTGGCATTGAAGTAGCCTTCGTCATCACAATGATTCAGAAGGCCAATAGCCAACAAAGCTGCTTCAGGGGAAATGCCAGCCAGCAATTCATCGCGCCAGAATTCAGGCTTTATTGTTCTGATTCGAGCCATCATTCGCTCCTAATCTTGTTATGGCAAACACCGCAAAAATACAAGAATGTTTTTTTACCGCCATATTTGTATTTGCAGATCGCTATCTCTGCTGCTTCTTGAACTTGAAAAAAATCAAGGGATTCCAAAAAATACTTGATACTTTTAAGCCAATCCCTATTCATTCCACTCTGAGGGCTTCCGGGGTCGATGATGTCAGCTATGCGCCACATTTCATAATCAATCCGATCTTTTCTTTCTTGTAAAACATCGTAATAGGCTCTTATCTGCTCCTCTTGCTCTGCAACAATTTTTGCTTTGTCAGAAAACGATTGAGGAATTGAACCAAGAGTTGTCGCACCTTTGCCAAGGTTGCATGGTTGACAGCTTGTGATAAGGTTGTCAATGTCATTTGACCCTCCATTTGCCACTGGATTTATGTGGTCAACTTGAAGAATGACATTAGGTGGCGTTGAACCACAATAGGCGCAAACGAATCCATCACGCTTAAAAACATCAAAGCGCAATTTTTTGCTGATAGCTTTTCTCATAAATTCCCGTACTCATGTTGTACCCTGAAAGAAACCAACGGCAGGCGGGGTACGGTTCGCTTTTCCCGAGGCTCATGACTTCCTCGGTAGCCGGGTTTCAAAAACTATACCACAGCCTTCAAGCGTTCGTAAACTTGTTTGGCTTGGCTCGTGAGTAGGCTGGCATGTTTGGGTTCACTGCAAGGGTGATTTTGGCCCTTACATGAGCCTCCATAGGGCCAAGCTCTGCCTTGGTGTAGATGCCTTGTGCCGTGTTCTGCCAGTCGAATGCGTTTCCTGAACTCTTAGGGATATTACTACCAGCCCAGAACTGTTGTTTTTTTGTCGATTGCTTGCGTGACATGAAAAAAGTGGAGTAAGATTGTTCTTGGCAACATCGCCAAGACACGAGAAGATACCATGAAAAAAACGCTTCCACTCATCCCAGTTGGACATCCTCAGTTCAAGTGGACATCAGGTGCTGACGTTCAAGCAACGTGGCACAAATACACCGGATGGACGCCTCCATCTGGCAACTGGCTGAAGCCTAAAGAAGTCCAGCCACGCGCACCTCGATTTGTGGGGGCATGATGGGCTGGATCATTGGCATCACATGCCTGCTGGCATGGTTCACACACATCTTCACTTGCTTTGCTCAAGGTCTTTGGGGCTTCCTGATTGCAGGCGCAATCATGTTCCCGATTGGCATCTTCCACGGCATTTATCTTTGGTTTTAGGCTTTCGACCAGCCTGTAATGGTCGTTTTTTTAAAGGAAATTGAAATGGGTTTTGTAGCTTCTGATTCTGGTGGCGGTGACTTTAAAAAGGTTCCGCAAGGTGTCCACATGGGGCGTTGCTATTCGCTGATTGACCTTGGCACTCAGCTTGTGCGTAGCCAACATGGTGACAAACAGCTTCACAAGATTCGCATCGCATGGGAACTCTTTGGTGAAGACAACGATGGCAATCCCCTAACCATTGAACGTGATGGCAACGTCACTCCGATGACCATAAACAAGTCATACACGCTGTCTCTCAATGAAAAAGCCAATCTTCGCAAGGATTTGGAATCTTGGCGTGGTCGTGCGTTTACTGACGAGGAAGCCAAAGGCTTTGACATCTCCAAGTTGCTAAACGTCTATTGCATGATTAACGTCACGCACAGCGAGACAAACGGCAAGACCTACGCCAACGTAGCCAGCATCACTCCGATCCCTTCTGCGCTCAAGAATGCCAAGCCTGAGCCTATTCATGAAGTTGTGGTGTTTGACTTGGACAATCCTGATTGGGCTGTGTTTGATGGTTTCCATGACAAGCTAAAAGATGCCATCAAGACAAGCCCTGAATACGCAATGGCTTCTGGTCATTCTTCTGGTCAGTCTCCCGCTGGTGGCTCTGGCTTTGACGACATGGAAAGCGAGTTTTAAATGACTTCTCTGTATAAACTTGCACATGACTTTCGTGAGCAACTTGATTCGCTGTTTGACCCGGAAACTGGCGAGGCACTTCCTGCCTTTGAAGAATTCCGGGTCATGCTTGGGAACAAGGCCAATGCAGTAGCGGCCTATGTTCTCAACTGCGAATCTGACGCTTCACAAGCCAAAGAAGCCATCAAACGCATCAAAGCCCTTCAAACAGCCTACGAGCGAAAAGCAGACAGATTGAGGGAATACCTTGCCGAGAACATGAAAACGGCTGGAATCCACGAAATAAAGGCTGCTGACGGGTCTTTCATCGTCAAGCTCTATGTTGATCGGGATGAGTCGGTGGAAATTGAGGAAGGCGCACAGTTTGACCGCGAATTGTGCAACGACCCCAAACCTCCAGAGCCATCCAAAACAAAGATCAAAAATGCCATCCTTGCCGGTCAACCTGTCGCTGGCGCTCGGATTGTTCGTAAAGATAGGCTCACAATTAAATAAGGAACCACATGAAAACTCGACTCTACCTCACCGGCCACGGCCAACAAATCCGTTTGGTTCGTGCAACCAATCGTATGCAAGCTCTTGACTTTGCATCCACAGGCATCATTAATGTCACGGCTGTGAAGAAAGATGAACTGGCAGACCTCATGCAAAAGGGCATGAAGATTGAAGACGCCACTGGCGGTCAAACCGAGGAAATCAAATGAGCAGCTTCTCAGACGTTGAAAGCGACATCATCAGATGGGCTGAAGCTCGAAAGATTATTCCCAATAGCAGTTCCAAAGCTCAGGCTCAAAAAACGCTGGAAGAATCTGGAGAGTTGCTTGAAGCTGCAACTGCACTATATGTTCTTGAGCAAACTGGCGTGTCAAAAGATGCGCCGGTTTACAAAATGTGGCTTGGCAAGTACAAGGACGCAGTTGGCGATGTGATGGTCACACTCATCAATGGCTGCGCTCTTGCAGATGTCAATCTGGTTGATTGCATGTACCAAGCGTACGACGAAATCAAGGATCGCAAAGGCTACATGAATGAAGATGGAATCTTCGTCAAGCAGTCTTGATCCGAACGTCGAAGCAGTCCGACTGAAACTCAAAAACAGAGCCGAAGTCGGGCTGTCCAAATATGGCACCGACACCACCAGAGAAGATATTGATCTGATCGGGTGGCTTCAACACCTTCAGGATGAACTCATGGACGCCAGCGTTTACGTCCAACGACTCATCATTGAAGCATCGAAAGAGCGACCGTATTAACTTCGCTCACACGACGACTCCAGCCCTTGCCGAACGTATCCCAAGTAGGCAAGTCCATCAAAAAAGACAGACGGCGCTTTGAATAGTCTTCGACCAATTGCTTTTGGTCAAAGGCTTTCACTGCCGCCAATGTCTTGGGGCCAATACCGCCATCAGGATCAACGCCAACGCACGATTGCAGGAACTTTGCAGCCCTGCCAGCACCACTGTTGATAGCGCAGTCAAACACGGCGTAATCAACTCCAGAAGGCAACTCATCGCCTTTGATTTTGTCCCAGTACTTTGTTTTGTAAAGAGGTGCAACATCAGAAGGCGTGAGCGCCCTCATTGCTTTCTCGTCAACTTCGTGTCCGCAATGCTCTTCCCACACTTTCTTTGTGCAGCCAAGATTTGTCATGCCACCGGGATCGGATGGATGATTTACAAAGCCGCCTTCGTGATGAAGAACTGCGGCCAAAGCCTTCTCGAAATTCTCTTTCATTTGCTATCCAATACGCTAGGTGTTACGTCTTTCTTGTGGTCATGAGATGCGCCAAAGTAGTATGACAGCACCTGAACAGTTGCAGCGTTTACTGCGCCAAGCACATAGATCAAGATGTCTTTGCGTGAACCTTCGATGTTTGGAAGGAACATGATTGCAGCAAACAATGCAAAACTCAAAGTGACAGTACCAAGAGCAAGAACAGGCGTGACGATTTTGTTAATCATCGGTGCGTCTTGGCTCGTTGCAATCTGAATCTCTCTGTCACGGGCATTTGCCGAATCTTCATTGCGAAGTTTTGCCATTGCTTCTTCGTGCTGACGCAGCTTGTCGAAATCTTCCTGCGTCATGTCGGGCTTAAGTTCAATACCAGTTTTCTCTTGAACGTAATCAACACCCTTGTCAACAACAGCCTGAGCCAGTTTCGGAAGGTTGTTTTGAATGAGGGATGAAACTATCCCAGCAACGATTGGCAACATTTCAATCTCCTAATCCAAGTACGTTCAGTACCTTATCAACAATCTTTTTTGCAATAGCATCAGGAAGATGTGGAAGTATGTCCAGCACAATCCAAGCAACGCCAAATTTTGGAACGAGAGACAACCATCGGTCTAGCCCTTTGCGAACTGGCTCCCACTTATCGGCCACATTTGCCGCCCTTGCACATCATCAAAAGCTCCCAGCCGCCCCACAGTAGCGCACCAAGAACAACAACTGCAATGACGAGTGCGACAATGAGTTCTTCCGTTTCCTTGTCTTTGTCAGCCTTGCGTTTTGCTTCTAGTTTGGCTTGTTTTGCGGCTTCAAGCTGACCTTTTTTGATGGTGGCTTCAGTCGCTTTAATCTTCATCCACAAGTCAACGTGGTTTGGGTAGAACACTGTGTTCTTGAGGTGTTCTTCGTATCGCTCTGCCTCGTAGATCGCCATCTCGATCTGAGCAGCAAGCTCAAGAGCAGACTGTCCTAATTTACCTGCCTTGGCTGCTTGAAGCGTATCTCCAGCTTGTGCTTTGGCCTTAAATAGATTGCCAAGAACAGGAGCAAGCCCTTGAGCGTCTTGAACAGTGGACGCAGCTTTCTTGACCAGTGCGAGTGCGCTATTGACCGCATCAAGCGCCTTGTCTGCATCAAGAATTAAACCGATCATTTACATCACCATTATTTCGGCAAATGATAGATAGACGTCCAAAGAATGCCTGCCATGCTGACCAACATAATTCCTGCCGTCTTAAGCAAGATGCCTTCAAGACGCTTCAGTCTGGCATTGATCTGCTCATAACGCAGGGCACAAACTGCCTCGTGTGAATTCAAACGTGCTTCGGTTTCATTGATGGTCGCCATCACCGCATCCTCGGGCCATTAAGCCATACAACGGCAGAACTACGCATACCCGAAATCACCGGAATAACGCGATGTTCAAGAATTGAAGGAAAGGCGATCATGTCGCCCTTTTTCAAGTCAGCAGTGTAATCCTGATACAGACGAATTTGAAGCTCTCCGCCTTCATATTCTTCACGATCTGACATCATGCAAACGACACTGACTTTGCGCTCAATAGGAAGGCCAGACAGTGTGAAGGTGTCTGTATGCCACCCATAGTGTCCATCAGGCCCGTATGAGCCGAATTGGACGTTCTCATGGCCTGTTAGCTCATAGTCCCAGCCCATCTTCTGATTGGCTAAACGTCCATGTTCCTGAAGGATGCCGCCAAACCAATGGCCGTCAGGAGCAAATCGAAGAACAGTATCCCGATGGGATTTGTCCTCATGCTGACCATCAGCGCCCATAGTGGCGTCTTGCGGCTCAATGGTCATGAATTCCCGGACAGCCGCATCGCATACGTCTGTCGGGATACTTCCTATGTACCAAATTGGTAGGTGGCTCATGTCTTTTCTTTCAACTGTTGTTCAAGCGCGAGAATGCGCTGAGACAGTTTAATGCAAGCGATAAGCGCAGCGTTACCGTAGTTAACCGACAGTTTTCCGTCTTTACCAGCTTTGACAACTTCGGTAAGAATCAATGCCATTGACTGAGCAGATACACCTGCATCAGTTTCACCACTTTCAATCCAATCAAATACACCATGTTTTGCTTCAGCAAGACGTTCAATGTAATCAACAGGAACATCACGCCAGTTCATTTTCAGCGACTCATCAGAAGTTGCTTGAAAAGCTGACGAATACATATAGTCGTTTGACGGGTTGAAATAAACACCACCAGTGACATACGGAGTCGTATTGGAACCACTTGTGCTGACGCCAACCACATAGGCCGTAAAATTGGAATCAGTTGCTGTTGCATTAACAACGGTAGAAGGGCCAGCAGGCCCAGTAGGGCCAGTCGGCCCGGTAGGCCCAGTAGAACCTGTTGGCCCAGTTGGGCCGGGAGCGCCAGTAGGGCCGGGAGAACCAGCAGGGCCAGTAGCTCCGGTGGGGCCAGTCGCGCCTTGAGGGATCGTGAAGTCAAACACCGCAGCAGACGATGTGCCGCTATTGGCAACCGATGCAGAAGTTCCTGCCGCGCCAGTAGTGGTTGTGCCAACAGCGATTGTTGCCGCAGAACCTGTCGCACCAGTAGGGCCAGTGGCTCCCGTAGGCCCGGTAGGGCCAGTTGCCCCAACAGGGCCAGTAGGCCCAACAATCGCGGCATTGCTGATTGTTGCTTTGCGAGTCGCGCCAGCAGAAACGTCATAGACGACGATGTAATCAGAAGACTGGATTGCAGTCTCTACGGTCATGCCGTTGATGTTCAGGTCATTGGATGTGTCAGCAACGTCAGCCGTGGCAGCATTACCAGAGATGTCAATACCCCATGTGCCTGTTGCGCCAGTGCCTGTTGTAGTCGGAGCGCCAACATCGGTGTTGGTAAGAACAACAGTGCCCGTGTAACCGTTGACAGATGTGACAGCATCAGTGTTGTCGATCTTTTCCCACACAGAACCGTTGAACACGATCCAGTCGCCAATCACCCAATCAGATACACCGTTGATTGTGGTGTTGCCAGCAACGCTCACAACGTAGTAGTAACCTTTCGATCCTACGCTAGATGTGATTGTTGGAGTGTTTGTGGAAGCATTCCATGTACCTTGATAGCTCAACGCACCTTGAAGCGATGCAGGAATTTGCGACAAAGGAACAGTGCCACTACCATCAAGAGTTGCCACGCCGTTGGCAGCGCCAGCAGTAAGAACAGCAGCAGAGCCAAGGCCGAGATTATTTCGTGCGTCAGATGCGTTGTCAGCATTTGTACCGCCGTTTGCGATTGGAAGGATGCCAGTAACACCAGTTGTCAAAGGAAGACCAGTTGCGCCAGTCAGGATTGGAGCAAAAGATTTTTCCCACAAGCCAGTAATGCTATTAAAGACGAGTGTCTGACCATTGCTTGGGCTTTGGGCTGATACATCATGAAGCTCGTCAAGCTCATATCCATTTTGAGGACGGACATAAATCTGACCAGCGCCATTATTTGCCTTCTCGACAACACCCATGTAAACCAGATGGTTTGGAGCATAAGGCTTTGTTGTTGTGAGAGAGCCGGGTGTCGGGCCAAGATAGACAGTTGCACCGGGCGTGTATGCCGATGTGTCGATGTTGTTGATGACGCCTTGACACATTACAAAGCCAGTCTGGCCAGCAGGGATGGCTTGATTGGCTAGGCCAAAAGTCTTGGCAGATGTGGCATCGGACGTGTTGTATGCCAGCTTTACAGTAGCACGATCACCCTGAGCGCCATACAGATAAACGGCTTGGCCTTTCTGGATAGTCGTCGATTCTGCGTTTGTGACGTAAGCCAAAAGAGACTGGCCAATACGCACAAGACCGTCATTCAAAGCATTGAATGCAATCGTGCCTTGGTCTGCATCCCATACCATCTTCCCGACACCAGATGCCTCAACAACCGCTGTGTTGATTTGAACGTAAGCGCCAGTGAAGCTGTTGCCAGATACGTTGTTGCTGTCATCAATGATGACGCCAGAGTTCTGAATTGTGTTGCCAGTAGTTCCATCAAAACGAGGAACTGCGTTATCAGTTGCCGTTGCAGACTTTGCTACAAAATCGCTGGACGGAACATACGAGTTTTCCCATGCAGAGCCGTTATATACACGCATCCGTTGCGTGATAGAGTTCCAATACAGCGCACCAGTAATCAGCGGGTTGCCATCGTTGTCCGTGGATGGGTCTGAGTTCTTTGCTCCGAGATAACGATCATCAAAGTTATCGTACAAAGCAGCAGCAGCTTGCTCAGAGATAAGAGCAGCAGCAGCAGACGAAGCGGCATTTGTCTCACTGGTTGCAGCAGAGTTCTCAGATGCCAATGCGTTTGCAGCAGAAGTCGCAGCAGCAGACTCTGACGCAGCAGAGGCAGTTTCAGATGCAGCAGCAGCACCCTCAGATGCAAGAGCAGCAGCAGCACTGGTAGCGGATTCGCCAGCAGATGTTGCGGCATTGTCAGCTTCAGTTTGAGCGTCAGCAGCACTTTGCAAGGCAGCAGCAGCAGAAGCAGCAGCATTCGACTCACTTACGGCAGCATCAGAAGCAGAGCCAGCAGCAGCGTTTTCTGACGCCAAAGCAGCAGAAGCAGAAGCAGAAGCGTTTGATTCACTTGCAGCAGCAGCACTAGCTGAAGCCGCAGCAGCACCCTGCGAAGCAAGCGCGGCAGCAGCAGAGCTTGCGGCATCATTCTCAGATGCCAAAGCAGCAGCAGCAGATGCAGCAGCAGCATTTTGAGAAACTAGAGCAGCAGCAGCAGAGGCAGCAGCATTTGTCTCGCTTGCAGCAGCATTGGTTTCAGAAACTCCTGCGGCAGTTGCAGATGCAGATGCAGAAGTTGCAGATGCGGCAGCATTTGTCTCGCTCGTCGATGCGGCAGACGCAGATGTGGCAGCAGCATTCTGAGAAACCAATGCAGCAGCAGCACTAGCAGCAGCAGCAGCAGCTTCAGCAGGAGCAGCAATGATTGCAGCCATGTTGGCTTCCACATCATTGATAGCTGCAAGATTGGCATAGACAGCATTGATGGCCGTCAGATCACCAGCCACAGCCGTGATGCTGACCATGTTGTCTTCAATGTCAATCAGGATGGCACTGCTAACACCAATCGGGCCAAGCTGCTCAGTCGTGCCGTTCGTGTAAACAATGTCCAGATACGCATAGTCACCGATGTCGGTTTGCGTAATGCTCTCAATACCGTTACCAGCAACACCACGGTCAATATTGATGACTTGATCGGGAGTCGGCGTGACTTGGACGTTGATATTGTTGCCGTCAACTACGGTCACATTCAAATTAGCCATGATTTCCCCTTAGACGGAAGCAGAAGTGTTCACAACACCATCGGAGCGAACAAGGAACAACAGGAAGATGATTGAGTCATCTTGAGGTGTCCCGCCACTTGCAGGGAAACTGATTTTGATGCGACCAGAAAAGCCAACAGGACTCTGAGCCGAGATGTCCAACTCAGGATCGCCAGCAATTATGTCCCACGCCGTCTGGTCAATCACAAGCGTGAAAGAACCTGCCGCATCATTGCGGTTCGTAATGGTCAGATCAACTGGCGTAGGAGCCGGGGAATAGTCCGTGATGTCGAACGTCAAACCAGTGCGACTGTCTTGAATGTTAGACAGCAAGCGACGAACGATCTGTGCGTCAATCGTTGCACCAGTCAGATTGACAGGAGTAGAGCCAGCGCCTGTGAACACAAGGTTCCAGTAGGTCTTTTGTTGATAGACCAATTCGCCAGCGATGATGGGGTTATCAAACCCCGACACTTGAATAAGTGTGTTTTTATTGAAGACAGCCATTTGGTTCCCCAAATCTCGGGTGGTAACGCTCCCTGCTATCTCGCAGGGCTACGGATTCTGTCTTGTCTTTTTCGATTATCGCTTAATACTTGCCTTCAGCAAAGACGTTCACGAACACAGTGCCGTCTTCCAGAGCTTCGATTTCGTGCCACTCGTTGGCGACAAGGTTTACCGGCTGGGTGTCCTTAGTCATCACCAACTCGCGGCCTTCTTTGCGGACGATGATTGAGCCTGCATGGCACATGGTCAAGTGGGCATAGGCGTGTTCGTGGCGCGGCAAGCCCTCACCCTTAGCAGGATGGTAGACGTTGAGAGTCGTGCCATCCTGCGTTACAGCGAAGCGCGGGGCTACTGTGTTCACAGCGTTTGCGCGCCTTCAACAGTTGGCTGCTTTGGTTCAGGTGGCGCAACGTATTCACCGATTGGGCCGTAGTGCCCGGCAACGATGTCAGCAAAAATGCCACGGCCATGCGCTTCTACGTCATTTTGGTCGGCAGTAAACGGCAGGATTTCATCACCAAACTGCGAAGTTGTGATTTCGCAGTCGATGCGTGTATGTTCTGCGTCTGCCCAAACTGGGTTTGTGAGTGAAGTGAGTTGTGCTTGCATTTTTTGTCCTTTAGGAAATTCTCAAGAAAACGGCTGAGCCATAGGCCTGCGATGAAACTGAACCCATAGCTCGCCAAGTCCCAGATGGAGCAGCGCCAGCGGTCCAGACGTTTGCAAATTGATAGCATGACCCTGCCGTCGAATACACGCCTGCATACCTAAGTACACTCGCTGCATAAGTTGTACCGGCAGTAAAAGCGTTTCCGTCATTTCTGAAAAGAAACGCATAAGTGCCTACTGCACCAACAGAAGCACCAGCAGTTGCGCTCAATACTGTTGATGTATTAACGGCGCCGCCAGCAGTTGTCTGCGTGGTGCCGTCGTTAAAAGTAATGGCGGTTCCGCCAACTGTGATTGTCATTTAATTCTCCTTACAAGGCTGAGAAGCCGTTTGCTTGATCCATCTGGAATTTTGCGACACCGCCGTATTTGAAATACAGGATGCCACCTGATTCCTCGACCGTCCAGTTTGTTGTGACAAGATGTGCTGCGTTTGTGGCATTTGTTGCGGTTGCGGCATTTCCTGATATTCCAATTCCCCAAGTACCAGTTGCTCCAGTACCATCATTTGCAGGCACACCAAGGTTTGATCTTGCACCAGAAGCAGTTGAAGCGCCAGAGCCGCCATTAGCCACAGGGACGGCATTCACAAGCCCATCAGTTGCATCCAACTGACCGCTTGAATTGAGGTTATTCGCAAGTTGCGAAAGATTGTAGGCTTGTGTCATTTCAAGTCCTTATGCAGCGCCAATCCTAGCAAAAGTCTGCTGATTGAGCAAGGTAAAGTTATTGTTAAAAGCATTGGTCAAATTGTACCCAGCAGTTGTTGCTGTGTAGTCGTAGCTTGACCCTTTCGCCAAAATTACACCATTGGCGTAGACTTCCATCGCAGAAGGGTTGTTCGGGAAAGTGTACGACAAAGCTCCATTCACAGAATATGCGACTGTGTTTGTGATATTCGATGCCGGGACGCCAAAATTGTTTTCAGAGAACAAAATGAACGTCATTTTTCCAGTCACTGATGATGGGAAGCCATTGATTTCAGTGGTTGTCAGATCGTAGTCAATCTCGCTGAGTTGACAGCCATTCACATACACAGACTCAAAGCCATTACGGATTGTGAAGTCGGTGGGTGTGTACGATGTTGCAGCAGACAGATCAACCGAGTAACGGCTGAATGGGATGTACTCAGAGCCAGCAGCACGTTTTCTAAAAGCTCCATACCCAGCCGTTGCACCAGATATGCTTGTCGTAAACACAATCGTTTTTGTCGATGTGTTTACGGACTGAACTGTGTACGTTGTTGGAGTATCAGAAGGTTCAGGCTGAGTTGCAGCAAAGCACAGCAAGTCGCCAGCATTGACCGTCTGATACAACGGGTTTGTGTAAATGATGGAGTTTGATGAACTGGACGCAATAACAGCATTGATGTTCTCGTAGTACTGGTCGGTGCTTACTGCTCTCATGCTGATTGCAATCACAATCTCACCAGCAGCGCAGGCATTGCTCAGAATAACGCTTGATGCCGTTGTAGAGTATTCGCTGGTGTCCAGCAAAATACCATCACGGAACACGAGAACACTGTCAGTATTTGTCACTGCAAACGTAGTCTGACCAGCCGTGGCACTGAAGACATCTTCGGTGTAGTAGAAGTCGTCAGGCTGCGTAAATCCAACCACACGGCCAAATACGTCAATCGTCAGAGTGGCTGTATTGAACGTCTTGGAATACACGCCAGCACCGAAGTTCAGGAACTTTTGAAGCGACACAACCATTGCGCCATCGGTGTTGTTCGTCACACTCACAAGACCGTCAGCAGAACTAACCGCAGTTGTTCCAGCCTTCGTAAGCTGACCAGTACGGGCATCAAGGTCGATGTAGTTCTGACCATCCTGCAAAGCGCCCCAGACGGATGTGTCATACACCGATGTCTCTGTCGGAACGAATGCTCCACCGAGGTTGTTGAATCCAGCATTGCCAATAGCAAAGCTAAACTTGCGGTTGCTACGGTTCGCCATCAACAGGTAGTTTGATGAGCCGAAGCTGCCTTCATACCATGTGTAATCAGCAGGGTTTGCGCTGCCGTTTGCAGTGGCGTTGTTGAACAAGCCATAGTAGGTTTTGTTGCGAGGATTTAGGCTGAAGCCAGAAGTGCCTGTTGCGTTGTCAGCATAAGCCACAGCGATCCATCGCTCTGTGTATTGGAACGTGGTAGGACGCCATTGGAAGACAGTCGATGCTGGAGAGTATTCGCTGTTTGCAATCGGGTTCACCATACGGGAGAACAGATACCAATTGCCAGCAGGAATAGTCAGATTGACAGTCGGCAAAGTCTGGCCAGCCGAATAAGGAACACCATTGCTTGGAAGCGCCGTAGTGCCGCCAAGCAGAAGCTGTGAAGCGGTAGGCGTAGAGAATGCTGAGTACCAAATCTCTGCGTATGTTGCAAAGCTGGCGCTTGTCATGTACGGTTGCACATTGAAGCTAGGAACTGCGGCAGACGGATAGCTTGAGACAACCGTAGGTGCAGGAACAGGCCCAAAGTACGATGGGTCTGGAAGGTCTGTATTCGGTGCAGGAGCATATTTCGTGATGTCCTTGTCATCGTAGACCTGAGCGTTGTATTCGTTCAGTTCAAACGATGCTCCTAGATTGCCATCAGGCAAAGATGCCTCAGACACACGCATCACACGGAACGGCTTGTTTGACCACCCATACGACGAGTTTGTCACAGTCACTACATCACCGGCTTCAATCTGAATGCCTTGGTAGTTTGTGCTGAAGCTGACAATCAGGTCTTCACGGGCTTGCTCAAGAATCCTATTTGCAAGATATTGCGCCTGAACAGAATTGTTAGTCATTGCAAATCTTGCGGATTGTTTGTTTATTGGCTCATTCGGATATAGCAATTCAGCAGGAGTCTCTAAGTAAACAAAATCAGATTGATCGCGGTTATCTGCGCTTGGAAATTCTGCTTCAATCTGGTTAACGCTGCTGGTGATGTCGTAAGCACTTACGCGAATTTCACCAATGATGCTGTCATCGTCAAACGCAAACGAAGATGTCGTAGCCTTGTTGATGACGATGTTCCACTGACCCAATGCTGCGTTGTACTGGTTCCATGAGTCAGACACGATCATGATGGCATTGATGTTGTTCAAGCAAGCCTGACCAGTGTCAATGACGCCATTGATACGATAGCGAGGTTGGTAGTAGGTAACCGAATCTTGCGTGTACGGGATTGTTTCGTCTGAATATGAGTTCAGAGCAGTTGCAGAATCAATGTTGACAATATCGGTAGGCATTGCACAGCCATACTTTTCGTTTGTCATGTAGTCATACCAAACATCACCGGGTTTGGCACATCCAGCGCCGTTAAGGTAATGATGAACGTGATACGTCAGAGTCTGCATGTTTGTAGTCTCTGCTTCACGGTTGTAGTTCATCTTAACGATGGCAAATGCAAGGCCATTCATCTGACGGTTTGTGCCAGCCCAGCGCAATTCAGAAGGAAGGTCTGAGCCACCCATAAACACGGACGGAGCAGAAGCACCGTTAGCAGACGAAATCACACCAGCCTGAGTTGATGTGTAGAGTGCAATGTAAATGTTTCCGCTTACCTTTGAATCAACATTTCCAGCACCATCCGTTAAGCTAACAACCTTTGTCTGTTCTGTGCCGTCAAACGTAATCTTACGGTCACCCCAATACATGTCGCTCAAATCGAATGAAAATTGACCATTTGGGCTTATATGAGAAACAACCAAAACGTAATACATCGTTTTTGCATCTGTGCTAAGTGCTGCATCAATAAAAGACCCTCCCATATAGGCATCTCCATACACCACAGGAATACTGTTGGCCGAGGAAGGAGGAACCTGCTGGCGAACACCATTGTCAACAGCTTGGTTTGCGCTCATATCAGGTGCAAACGCACGAGTCATGATGTTTGAAACGGCAAAGTTGATTGCAAATGCCGCCGCGTACATGGCTACGCCCTCAAGAGCGAGGGTAGTAGCAATCATCATCCCGACCATCTTTATTCCTTCACGAAACTCGCGCCGACAGCTTTGTATCCGCGCTTTGTGTAATCAATCAATGGGCCTTTGGCAGAAACAGATGTGTAAGCACATTGAATCACGCCATCTTGCAACATCTTTTTTGCCATCTTGTCGTATTCAAGCCACAGTTTTCCGCCAACTGTCGCATTGCGATGTTCTGGCTCTACCCACCACAGAAGCTCATGAAGCTCTACAACATCAGGACACCAGACATTGTTTTGCTTCAGAGCAATCAAAGCACCTGTCATGTGCTTATCAATCAGGATGAATCCACGTCCTTGAATAATGGAGAACAAAAGCTGCTCAACATATTTCGCAGAGTGGTTTCTTCTATCGCCAAGCGTCTGTATCGGGTATTCAAATGAATACGCTTCAACAATCTCCAGAAGCCTTGGAATGTCGTATCTTGTAGCAAATCTAATCATGAATCAGTCAATCTCTTAACAAATCTAGTTGCTGCATTAGCAAGAGCTTGACTACCAGTTTCAGGTTCACTACCAAAGTCGAAATACGATCCAGCAATGGCTGGTACACGGTTCATGCTGTTGTCGCCGGGATAGAACACTTGCCAAATCTTTGGAGTGGTTCTGACGCCTCCCACGCGATTCTCAAGGATTGTCCTGAATGAAGCGCAAGAGATGCCGACAGTAGCGATACGAGTTCTGGCTTGTTCGTTCCAATCTTCTGTAATGGAATAGTTGGAAACGATGCCTTGATACCGCTTGAAAAACTGCTGTGTCGGAGTCTCAATAATCTGGTTGTCAGAATCAAGAAAGCCTCGCCAGACTTCAATGCGCGAACCCTTGATGTCTGAACTCAGGACGATTGACACGTTTGTGCCGTCAACGCCAGTCAGCGAAATGCTCAAGTCAGAACTGTTAGCCTTGATGTCGCGCTTGATGTCGGAAAGTTGCAGCAGGCTACCCAAGTTCGTGAAGGTCATGCTATTGACTGAAATTGGCGCGGCAGCATTGCAGAACGTGTAGACGTTCGACGGCATCGTCAGCCTAATAAATTCGGCATGTCGGATAGACGGGCTATCCAGAGCCGTCATTGTTGTACTCATCCTGTAATGTCCTCTCTGAAGACGAATGCGTCATCCCACTGGACAAAAGCGCCACCGGGAGCAGGCATCAGTGTATATGTTGGGCAAAGTTCTGCCAAGACTGTGAATTCACAGGCATTGCCAACACCAGCCAGAGTGCCAGTCGTAGGAGTCCCAATCACAGGGCGATGGATGTCAACAGAAACCGTGCTTGCAGAACCACGCTGGACATCCTCTGTCACCTTGTATGTGTAGCTTCCAAGCTGAAGAAAATCACCAGCCTTGAACACATATTTTGTTGATGCGACAGAAGGCAAGTTACCAACAGATATTGTCTGTGCGTTTGCCGCAGGAACAGCAGCCAGAGTCAAAGCATTTGCCTGAGCAGTCGTCAGATCGCCTTGGTAGTCAGTGAACCAAGCCAGATTCGCACTGTTGAAAGTAATCGTTTCAGGCAACTGACGATCAAGGTTATCAATCGTCTGGATGATGTCGCGGGATGTGGCATACGGCAGGTATGCGTGAGGCGTCACAGTGAACACCCACGGCACAGACGTAAGGTACTGGGCAACACGAACTTGACCTGAACGGCTAACTTGCTGCCCAACAGTCCTGCGGTTGTTCACCGTCATGGACTGCTGAATCTCAAAGATCGTTTGGAAAGACATCAGGTTCTCCCGAAATTCGTTGCAAGGTTCTTAGATGCGTATTGGTTAGCCGACCAGATGGTCTGATTGCTTTCCAAAAGGCGCTGTTCAAACGACTTGGCATCAATCGCATTGATGTAGTTATTGGTCACATTCGTTGTGCTACCCATTGCAGCAAGCGCATGGTTAGGAACGATTGTGCCAGCAGTGCGAGGCACAAACAGTTCTGGGCCTTTCTCGCCAACAACACTTACTTTGCCAACAGGAGGATCACCGCCATCAGCAAAATAACCGCCACCGGGAGCCATAGTTGTTGCATTACCAACAGAGCCAGTATTGAATCCAGCCATGAAGCTACCAAGCAAACCACGGACAAGTTGCATCGCTTGCAACTTCATGTTCATGATGAGCATGTCCTGAATCACAGAGCGAGTGAAGTCCTTGATGCTCAACTTGCCTGTGCGGACGAATGTCTCGATAGCAGACGACATATTCGACCAAACAGCGTCATACATTCCTTGGACATATCGCAGCGAATCCGCAAGCTCAATGTTTGCAATTTTTGCTTCAGACACTCTACGTTTTTGTTCCTCATAGAATGTTTTGTCACTCTCAGATAACAGTCCATATTGCTCAGAACGCTTCCAATCAGCAATCTCTTTTTCGATCTTGAGCTTTTCTTCAGCAATATTCTTTTCCTTTTCTGAAGCACCAATCATGTCCATCTGCATACGCAAAACATCGCCCTGATATTTTGCTTGCTCTTTTGCGGCTTCAGTCGTTTTGTAAGCATCTAACTGTGCTTGAACTTTTCGCAAATCCTCTTGAGCTTGCTTTTCTTCCGCATTACGTCTTGCAGCAATTTCAGCATCAAGTTCTTGCGTAAAACGCTTTTTGCGAAGTTCAACCCTTTTTTGTTCTGCCTCGGCTTCAGCCTCTGCAATCTTTTGCGATCTGATTTCGGCTATCTTCCCAGTGAATTGAGAAAATGTTGCTTCATTAGTCTTGCGTTCCTCCTGAATCGCAAGAAACTTCTTTCTCTCAAGATCAATTTCAATTTTTTGTTCTTCGCTTGCCAAAGCAAGTCTTGCCTTGAACTTCGCGTCAATCTTTAGCTTTTCAGCTTCTTCAGCAAAACGAAGTTCAGATGCAAGACCTCCAGCACGATCACGCAAAGATATGCCGCCTTTTTCATCTTCTCCAACCTTTTTGGCAGAAGATGCACGAGCGCGAAGACGCTCAATTTCAAGCAAATCATCCTTGCCGCTTTTTAGAGAATCAATAATCTTTTGATAGCCGGGGCCAAGCAGTTTTGCAAGCACTCCATCGCCAGACATCTTTGCCTGCATTTGCTCAATTTGCTTGTCAATTGCAGCAAGGTTTTCCTGAATGGTAGGCTCACGAAGTTTCTCTTTTGTGTTCTCATACCATTCGTTGAAAGACTTTGTAAGCCTTCCCCAAGCGCCCTCCAAAGAACCGACCTGACGAGCCTGAAGTTCAAGCTGTGTAGTCAAGGCAATGGCAACTTCACGAGCAGCCTCTTGGCGTTTACCAGCCCTGTCTAATGCCTCAATATGCTTATATTGTTCAAGCGTCAGGAAATTCATCCTGTCGTTCAAAGACTTTGCCTCAGAAGCAGAACCACTAAGTCCACTCTCAAGTTGCTTCGCAGCCTCAGCACCAGACACTCCAGCCACGCGAGAAAAGGCAAGCACGGCTCTTTGGACAGCGCCAATGGATTCTTCTGTAAATCGACCAGAAGCAACAAGCTGCATCAAAGCATCTTTTGCGTTGCCAATAGATGTGCCACTGAGCTTTGCCATCTCACGAGACATCTTCTCAAATTCTTGAATTGAGATGCCAGCGTAGTTGCCGGTCATGGCAAGCGTGTCGTTGAATTTGTCTACTTCTTCGTCTGCTTTGTAAGCAGCATAAGCAATAGCTCCAAAGTACCCTGCAACAGCAGCAAGGCCAACTTTCATAGGACTGAGAACAGAAGCAACAGCTTTGAAAGCATTGCCGACTCCACCCATTGTGTCTTTAAGCTGACCGCCTTGTTGCAAGAATGCAATCATTACGTTTTGACCGCTTGCAACCTGTGTGAAAAAGTCAGTTAGCTGGTATCCGACTTGCAACTTCTGTTGTTCAGTCATTACACCAGAAACTTTCTTCATTGAAGCTGCTTGAGCGTCGTATGCTTTGGCCTGCTCTAAAAGTTTGTCTTTCACGTTCTGCGATGCGAACATGAAACGACCACGCTCAATCTCGCGCTGAATTTGCTCAACCTTTGTGAGTGTTTTGCCGTAGTCCTCAGTTGCATTCTTCAGGGCTTCAAACTCACGGGCAGCAGCCTTCGTGTCTTTCTCGACCTGATTCTTGAAGTTGTGAAACTGTTTCTTGGCATTCTCAATGCCTTGGACAAGCTCACCGCTATCGACACCAAGAACAATGCCAAGTCGTGCAAGATATTGAGAAGCCATTACTTCTTCCTCCGGGCTTGTTTAGCCGCAACTTGATTGATGTATTCCTTCAGGTCTTCCTTGAACAAGGAAACCACCATGTCCTTGTGACGGGCAAGAGCAGGACGCAGGAATGGTTGTGCGTGAAGTTTCTTTGTGCCCAATTCCTGAGCAAGAGAAACCGCAGATTTTTTGACAGACACGACAGCAATAGCCACATCAGTCTGATTGACCATCGTCGATCGACGATCAGTTTCGTTTGGAATACGAGCCGTGAGCTTTACCGTGTCGCGCAAGTGGATCGGATTACGGGCGTCACGAGGCTTTTCTGCATCGTATGGAGCCGTAGACTGGACTTCCTGCAAAACCGGCTCCATAGCCGTTTTGGCGGCTTTGACGAGGGTTTGCTTGGCAATAGAGTCAGCACGGCCCAACTCCATGAGTTCGGACAGCTTGGACTCCAAATCAGCCAAGCCTTCGATCCGAAAAATCTCAGTTGCCATGTCAAGCCTTAATAAAGCCCTCCGACCCCGGTTTCATGGCAATGAAGGCCAACAACTTGTCATTGACCTGCTCTCGCTTCTGTTCCTCTGTCAGAGGTGGAACAATGTAATCATGTGTTGACGGCAAGATGTCTTCCATTCGGAACGGCTTTGCTGTCTTTTGTATTTTCGCGTTCAAGTTGCCCGTGGTCAAGGACGACAAGGCCAGAAGCACCGCCTTGTTTCCTATCATCCCATCGGACAACATGATTTCGATGGATCGCATGTCGTCCACCGGAATTTCGTCTGGACACCCACCGTGAGCAAAGATGTACGCCCTTGCTTGACGATGAATGTCCTGAATTAGTTTTTTCGCTCTTCCTTGTATCCGGGCGCAATCACTTCATTGATTTTTGCCAGCAGATCAAGTTGTACCGACATCGGCCATTCAGAGTCGATTTCCTCGTATGTGATGTCATCAAGAGTCCCATCAACCGGGACAAGCAACTTGATGAATTCAACCACACGGTTTTCCATTTGGAGAACCATGCGAACCATGTCACGAGTAGACCGACCATCAACGACCAAATCGTTTTCAGTCTTCACCACGCCATCAATTTCGACTTCACTGAAGCCAGCAACCATTTTCTCGTAACGGCGCTGCTCTTCAGCCTCATCTACTTTCTTGATGCGTTCCTCAATCGCTTCCATTTCCTTGGTCAAAGGAATACGGACGCGAAAGATTTGACCACCCAACTCAAATGTTTTGAGTCGCAGGCCATCAGAATTCTTGAATGCGCTACCGAGTCGTGTCATGTCATTTCCTGTTTTTGATAATCTTGTCGTAAACCTGCTGGTTCAATTCAATAGCATATTCGACGGCCTCCGAAGGGGACATCGTATCTGCATGATTTGCAGCAATCTCGTGGGCTAGAGCAATGGACGTGATGCGTTGCTGCGTGTACCCAAACCAGTCCTTTGAAGAACCGGCTTGGGCCACGAGGAAACTCAGAAGGTCATTGCTGTCTTTTATTGTCGTCATGTTTCTTATGCGTTGTTAGACCAACCGTAGCTGTTGCCACCAACCGGATGGATGGTGAAGTTGAATTTGCCTTCAGCCGAGGGAGACATATCCCACGACATGCCGCCGACCATGCCGTTGAAGGCGTAGGCAACGGTATCGGTGCCATCATACACGGCCACGACATAGGTACGAACGATAGTGCCGTTGTAGCCGTCATCACGGATGAGCAACTGGGCAGTATCAGCAGGGTTCCAAGCAGCCGTGATGGTCAGGCTGGTAACTTGGTTCTGAGTGGTGATTTTGGCACCAGTACGAGCGCCAGCCACAGAGTAAGCAGCGAAAGCGTCATCAGCACCGAAAGCGGGGATAGCTTCAACGGGAACTTGAATGCCATCAGTGCCAGTACCACCAGCGGAGGTGCCGATGATGTCAGCAACTTGACCAGTCCAAGTAGCCAGTTGAGCATCAGTCAGAGGCGTGGGCGTAGCGCCAGTTTGGCACCACAGGGTTGCGGTGTAACCCGGCAAGACTTTGTTAATGAGAGCCATTTTGAGTTTCCTTCAAAAGTGAGTTGAACAAATTGTCTTATGCTGGGATGTAGATGGTGCAATCCAAATAGATTTGCGCCATTTTCTCTTCGTTATTGTAGCTGTTATAAAGCCACAATACATCAGATTTTGCCACGAAGAATCCATCACTTGGAGAGCCAAGTTGCCCGGAATATCCATGCAGGCTCTGAAGAATCTGATTGGAAATCGTGAAGCCGTCTTCAATCTGCTGTGTAAAGATTGAAATCTGGAATGTCGGCGTGTCAATGCCTTTGTTGCCCTGAGTTTGGCCCGTATATACAGGCTGGTGGACATCACGCAGCATCCAAGTCACAAACTTGGGCTGATTGGCAAAGTTGCGGTTGAAAGCCGCATAGACCGGCACAGGATCAACGATTTGACTCAGTTGGTACTGAATGGCCTTGCCATACTGGACGACATTAAGCTGTTGTGCCATTTACACCGCCGTAACAGGGTCAGAACGGTAGCACATGAATGTCACACGCATACGGTCATTCGATTCACGAACATCTGTGATGCGCCAGTCATTGCCACGCCAAGTAATTGAGTACGATTGCTGGCTGTCAACAATCATCTTCATGTTCGGAGTGTAGTTCAAAGTGAACTGAACCAAGTCCTGATACAGACGGTACTTGTCAGCGATTTTCACGCTGTTGGCAACATCTGCAACACGCGCACGAGTCTTGAACCACTCTGTTTGAGTAGTCGATTGCTCACCAAAATCAGACTTGCCAAAAGCCAGATTGTTGATGGCGATATTCTCGAAACGCGCAATGGTCATTTACATCACCAAAGGTTTGTAAGGACGAAGCAAGGTTGTCACGCCGAACGGAATGTCCTTGAGCTTGGTTTCTGTTGCATTCGCACGATTGTTGTAAAGATGCGTCAGAAGCAGAAGACCGGCTTGCTTGATGACAGGATACGCAGCCAATGGATTGGCCGCAACCGTGTACTGAGCCACGATTGGAGCCGTCATTGCCGTGTTGATGTCGGTAGGCAAACCAGACACGATGATCTTGTTGCCAGACGGGTCGTAGTAGTACTGGTTGCTCGGGATAGTCGTCAGCACAGACGGGCTGGCATCGCTCCAATACGCCACAGAACTGATTGTGACGGGGTTTGGAGAAGATACTGAGGCTTGGCTTACTTCGGGGATGTCAAGGCTTGCAGGCGCTGCTGCAAGGCTCTCGCCGCCGTAATAGACCCTGTATGAAGTTGCAAAGATGGACATACCAAGGTAATCCTCGATAGCCATCCTTACAGCAAGCTCCAGAGAAAGCACATAAGCATCCTGACTTGTATCGTCAAACAGGTTCAGATGTTCGGTGATTTCATTGGCAGTCAACCAGTTCGTAGAAACGTCACGCGAAGTCTGTTCAACCTTTGCATAGTTGAACGGATTTCGTGTTTGTGCCCCAAAGGGGTATCCAACAATGTTGTCAACTGCCATTTTTCACCTCTTAGGCGCTCATACGAACACCAGCGAACGGGTCACGCACAGTCGAGACAACACGCTTTTCTGCGTAGATCGTCATGAAACCGGGAGTGGTCTGCTCAAACAACTGAATGCTCATTTCCTCATTGTCAGCAATGGTCAGGAAACGGGGCCAGTTTGCCAGATAAATCGGGAAGCCGGTAGACAGGTACGGGTTCGGGATCACGGGGAAACCAAACATGCGGCCAACAGCAGCACCGTCTTCGTCGCCAACCTCAAGGAACAGCGGCAGACCCTGAGAATCTTTCAGGCTACGCAGGCTGTCAATCATGGACGGACGGATGTGCCAAGCGTTGCCCGGAAGCGCCCAGTACTGAGCAGGGAAGGTATTGACCACATCAACGATGTCGTTGTAAACCACGCCACCACTGGTTTGAGCCACAGTGGCCAGAGTGTGAATACCGGCAGTGATTGCAGTGCCAGAAGTGCCGTATGCCGAAGCAGAGCCAGACGTATACATGTCCAAGCCACGCAGGCCAGATGTTGCGCCAGTAGCAGTTGTCGTAGAGCCAGCTTGGTCGTTGTTCACGGCCATCGAAGCACCTTCGACCTGAGCAAATTCCAGCATCAAGTCTTCAATCAGTTCCGATTGCAGGCCATTCACATCCGACAGCACAGCAGTACGGATCGGCAACTGAGCAGTAACAGCACGAGTTGGCAATTGCCAGATCGAAGTGTTGGTGCTAGGCGTACCAGTGTTGTTCTGGACGGGGTAGCCCCAAGGGTTTGTCTGATATGTCGCGTTACCAGTCTTGGCAACAAATTGCATGTCAGATTCAGTAATCTTCACATTGCGCGAACCCATGCGGAAGGGGTTTGCGTAACGCAACGCAGCGAATGCGTCATCAAACAGAACACGACCACCAACACCCGAACCGGAACCAGTCAACGAGGACGCTTCCTTGAGGTCGATAGTGACTTTGCTGCCTTCGTTGTAGGCTTGTTTGATTCCGTCGAGGATTTTTTCGGTGATGGTCATGGCTATATCCTAAATGAAAGAACCTACAAAGCAGGGGCCGAAGCCCCTGCATTTGTTTACTGCTATCAGGTAGCAGTGCCTGTGGAGCGATAACGCACACCAGCGAACGGATCGCGCACAGACGTTGCCAGACGCTTTTCACCGTAGAAGGTGATGTAGCCGGGCAGAGTCTGGTCATAGCGACGAACCAGCATGTTCAGGCGGTCGATGATCGTGTGGAAACGCGACCAGTCAGCGAAGTACGCAGGGTACAGGCTGTTGGTGCCAGCGGAGCCGGTTTCGGCTTGAGCAGGAGCGTCAACATAGCTGTTAACCACCACATCGAAGCCCAGCAGTTGGCCGACGATACCGTCAACGCTCAGACCTTCATTACGGTTGAAGATGGGAGCGCCGTTGTCGTCAACCAGACCACGCACTTGCGACAAGAACACGTTGTTCATCATGATCTTGGCGTTGGGCGTCCAGTACTGCTGCGGCAGAGCGTAGATGAAGTTAACGATGTCCTTGTAGGTCACGTTACCAGCACCCACGGTGTTGCCGTTTGTAGTCAACTGGTCATAGGTGTTCAGGCTATGCAGGCCAGTGTTGGAGCCAGTGCCAGAGCTACCGAAAGCGGCAGTCGAGTGCGTACCACCAGTGTAGGTGCTGTTTGCACCGCCGTACTGGTCAAGGCCACGCAGACCATCAGCGCCACCAGTAGACACGGAAGTGCCGTCACCGGATTGGTCGTTGTTGGAAATCATGGACTGAGCTTCAGCTTGGGCGAATTCGGCCAGCATGTCGTCAACCACGTTGGCTTCCAGACCGTCGATGTCATCCAGAGCCGCAGTACGGATCGGGAATTGCACGTTGATGTCTTTCAGCACGATTTGCCAGATGGAAGTGTTTTCCGTGGTGGGCGAACCGTTGTTCTGGATGCCGTAGCCCCACTGAGCGCCAGCGTTGCCAGTCTTCACACGGAACTGATAGCTGGAGCCATCGGTAGCCACAGTGCGAGACACGCCACGCAGCGGGTTTTCCAGACGCAGAGCGCGGAACACGGGGTCGTAAGCAGTACGGCCACCCTTGCCATCGCCACCAGCGGTCAGAGCCGAGGCTTCCGACAGGTAGGCTTCCATTTGCGACTCATCTGCAAAGATTTGCAGTTGCTTCTCAAAGGTGGACTTGCCAGAAGCGATTTCCTTCAGTTGTTCGCGCACATGGCGGTTCACATCTTGACGGACGCTCTTGGCTTTTTCCTTGTGAATGACAGGAGCTTGCACGGAGGCGACTTTGGCTTCCAGAGCAGACACCATTTCGCTGAATTCAGCTTTGACAGCTTCAACAGCAGCGGGGATAGCAGCTTCAACTGCTTGGATTTTCGCAGCTTGAGCAGCTTCGATGGAATCCAGTTTTTCGATGATTTCTTTCGACATGATTAACCTTTCAGGCGTTTGTCTAGGAGTTTAAGGAGTTCGCGTTGCTCAAGAGCAGCGAGAATTTCCGCTTCGGTTGCCTCCGCACCAGAATCACTCTGAGTCGGCGCACTTTCAGCAGGCTCTTCAACAGCGTCACGCTGCTCAATAACCTGCTTGAACACGGATGCGGCGGCAACCGCTTCCGACTTGGAAAGACCTGCATCCCGCAGAGCTTCTTCCAAAACCTTCAAATCGGCAGAACCGTCTTGTCGGAAGTATTCCAACTTTTTGATTTCCGCCTTTGGATTGTTTGGGTGCATGACAACGCTAGTCTCGCGCAAACCACCTTTAGTGATTTGGAAGTAGCCTTCATCCCAGTAATCATTGGAGCCAGCCGGGAAGACGGAGCCATCTTCCTTCACCCACTGATATTCTTCAGCGTAAGCGCCAACACTCACGCCGCCAAACATGTTGGGTGATTCGCTCATCACCTGATACAAATCGGAGCCGGTTGTGGTGTTCAAAAACAGACGGCCAGAGGCATTCATGCCGTCATCATCCATTTCAATGGATGTCCACTCACCAACCGGAATCTGGTCAGAATTGTGATTCACATACATCGGCAAAGGACGGCCAGATTTGGCAAATTCCTTCACCCATTCCATGAAGCCTTCTGCCTTGTAGAAGAACTTACGGCCATCAGCGCCCTCACGAGCGCCCCATGTAGTGATACGAGCTTCAATCTTTCCTGTCGGCTTTCCGTTTTCGGCCTTTTCGGACAGGTTGAGTTTGGCTTCGCAAATTAGATTGAGTTGCTTCATTAATTGCCCCTAAAGCAATGGACTGGTTGTTGTCTTGTATTTTAGGGGATTGCCCTTTCAATACGGGCAACGGTATATCTGGTCTTGTGACCTGTTTCGCTAATGCTAACAGATATTTTGAATCAGTACGCATTTTTTATCAAGTCGTTCCGATGTTCATCTTTTTCTTCTGGTTTCCGCCACCACCGCCAGTGTCCTGTTTGCTGCTACCAGAGATTGGGTCAGCAGGATCAGGCTCTTTCACCAGTTCGTCGCCGCCTTCAATGGAAGGCATACCCATGTAGGCACGAGCTTCATTTGGAGTCATGATGCCGTTTGTAACGCCTGACGATACAAAGTTCATTTGATCCAGCGGAGCGCCTTTCAGGAAATCCTTGGTGTCGAATTCGACAGAAAGTGCTGGATACCCATCCAAAAGATGATCTTCCAGCTTCTCTTGGACGTTCACGATAATCGGATACATGGCCGATTTATAGAACTCATCCATTGCAGTCTGGGTATTGTTGAACTTGCCGTCATGGATGCCAATCATGGAAGGCGGGACACCAAACAAGCCACAGATTCGGCGCATAGTCTGGAGCTTCAAAGCAGCAGCATCAGCATCCTGAAGCGTCAGCATTTCCAACTTCTGATACTTCATGCCTTGGTCGAGCAACATGCCCTGACCGGGCTTTGATGGATCGGAATTCTTGCTTCCGACCATATTGCTCCAAGCCTCTTTCAGACGTGAAGCAATTTCCTTGTACTTTCCGTCCGGGATAACGGCTTCCGTCACGAACATGCCAGAAGGCTTTGCGCCGTTTTGCATGACATAGTTGGCGTACAAGTCGATGTCTTGATCCAAGCCGCACAATTCGGCCATCAGGACGCCTTTGTTGAAGCCAGCGGAACCTTGCCAAGCCATTTCCTTGCAGTGCATGACTTGGTTGAACTTCAAAGGCTCATCCTTGCTGAAACCATAAGACGGAGTGGACAGGCGATAGCTTGGATAGCGAGTTGGCGTGATGGTCACAGCAATCAGCGTCGAATCCAAGATATACATTTCCAGCGGAGTTTGTGTCACGCTGTCTTGATCTTTGCGCCACCAAAGCGTAAAGGCTTCACCAGACAGTTCGTACCACATGAGCCACTGATACCAGAACTCATAGCGAGACTGGAAGTTGTTTGGCTTGTTCAGGAGCTTGGAAACCTGCTTTGCTTTGGCCTTATTTCGGTCATCAACAGCCTTGTCCTTCACGGCATCAAGGCATTTGCCATCAGGCATTTCGCACTTGATGCGGATAGGAAGTTGTGCCAAAGCACGAGCCTTGATGGCAACACAGGACATGATGGTGCTGTTTCGCGCCAACATGGACATGTCCACAGGACGACCAGCATTTGTAGTGCTTCCTGTCGTCACATACAGGATTTGGGTGTTTACATTGGGGGCTTGATTGTTGCCTTGATAGACAATGTTGTTGCCAAGAGCCGTCTGACCGAACATGGAGTTCGATTCATTGGCCTGTTTTTTCCCTCTGAAAATGTCCAAAATTCCCATGATTAGCTCCTATTTGGTCACATATTACCACTCAATAGACCTGAAACCAAACGAATCTGACACAAATACATTGTCCAAATGGCCGTGGATGGCCATAATCATGGCAATAATTCCGTCCACCTTTGCGGAAGGATCGGCTTCGTTCTTGCGAACCTTCACGTTTCCATTCACATCGGTATAAACCTCGCAGTTTCCAAGCTGCCATCCAACAAATGGATTGCCATCATGGTGAATGGCTTTCTTCATAATCAACTGCTCAGTTGCCTTGGATGGGTTTGACAGCACGGCCATGCCCTGACCAACCTTTACCACTGGCAACCCTTCTCCATACAGATTTGCAACCAGCGCAGCAGCGTTGTACGGGTCATAGTTCACCGCCTTGACGTTGTGCTTGGCACATTCCTGCTTCACATACGACTCGACCTCATTTAGATCGGTTACGTTGCCCGGAGTGAGTCGCAAAATGCCAGACATCACAGCTTGGCTGTAAATGCTCTTGTAGTGATTCGGAATTAGCTCGATTGATTCTTCAGGCAGGAAGAATTGGAACTTCGCTTGGAAGTCTTCTTCGCTGTACCGATGCAGTGTCACAACAGCATTCAAGTCTCGTGTGTGCGCCAAGTCAAACGCCACAAATGTTGACTCAGGTTCCTTCTCTGGCATTGGGCGCACCGACTCATCCCAATACCTGCGGTCAACCCACGCAGCATTCGCACTGACATAGATATTGAGTTGCTTGCAAAGAAACTCGTTCAGGCTCGCAGGCTTTGCACCAGCTTCTTCAGCCATGTGCTGAATATGCTCAGTGGTGACTGAAACCCCAAGCATCGGGTTTGCCTTACCCCAGACAGAAGGGTCTGCCCAAGCATCACCGGGATCAACGCTATACAGAAGGCCAAACCAGCGGAAATTGTCAGCAGCAGCACCCCGTAATACAGCGCGGAAGTGCGAAAGGTCTTCATAGAATTTCGTTTCCTTCGTGAAGCTGGCTGTCGTCAGATACATCCTCAAAGGATTCTTCCGAGCGCCCATACCCGAGTGCAACACTTCAATCGAGCCACGCTCAGTAATCTGAGCCGCCTCGTCAATCATCGCGCAGGATGGGTTTTTACCGTCACCAGTCTTTCGGTTCTCACGAGACAAAGAACGATATGTCGATGTCGAATCACCAGACTTTTTCAGTTCACTTCGGTAGACGATAAACTTTGCCGCGAGTTCCGCGACCATGCCTTCGACAATCGCCTTTGACGAATCAAAACAGATTGATGCCTGCTCACGGTTTGTCGCAAGCGTGAATACTTCTGCACCCGCATCACCGAACTGGAGTTCGTAAAGGGAGATGATGGACGCAATCGTGGTCTTACCCGACTTTCGGGGGACGAAAAGAATAACGTCCGTTGTCCAGCGAATGGAATGATCCCGCTTATCACGGAAGCCGTAAATTCCCGCCAAGAATAGAACTTGGAACGGCTGAAGTTCAATCGACTTTCCAGCATCTGGGCCTTTTACATGCTTGCAGAATTTGACGAACTTCAGGACATGCTCGACCTTCGCAGGCACGAATTCATAGGGCGCATCCTTGCGCTCCACCATGTCCAAAAAGCGTTGGCAGGCTAGGCGAATATCCTCGCAAGCCTGAATGTCCCCACGAGCTACGCCAATCGCGTAAGCAAATGCAGACTCAAGCTGAGGCGAATAGTTCATCTACGTCAGAGACTTTGTTGGCAAGTTTTGGACGACCACGAGCGACCAGACCCAGTTCGGCAAGAATCTTGATTGCCTTGTCAGCCATCTCGGTACGCACCTTATACCAAGCACTGACGCCGGGATTTGCGCCATAGATGGTCACATGGCCTTCTTCACGAATGTTGATTTCAGCCGTCAGAAGACTGTCAACAGTAAACACTAGCGCACCAATCAGCAACTCATCGCTTGCCGTGAGCGTACCTGTACTTGCCTCGACTTCTGCGCGAATCGCAGTCTCGAAAGCAGCCCGATCCCATGTGTTGGGGTCTTCCAGATATTTAAGAATGTGACGTGGTTTTTTTGCCATAGGTTTCTCCTGTCTTATGGTGCTGGCAGTAGGACTTGAACCCACAGCCTACCGCTTACAAGGCGGTTGCGCTACCAGTTGCGCCATGCCAGCATGATGCAAGCGTACCACATTTAGGGAATTCCCACGCAAAAGTCTCCCCCCTACTGACTTTGTACCCCTCCGAAA